TATCTTAATGATTACAATCCCACTTCCCCACGGTCACCTATCCACGTCATGCGCTGGTTGTACCAGCGGGTGTAATCAAATTTTTAAAGAGCTAAACAACATCCGATAAAAAACCCCACAAGTTAATCAAATCTCTCAATCTTTTCACTTGTGGGATAGGGTTGTCTCACAAAAGTAATCAACAGTTTTGACACTGCCAAATTTTTATGAAACTATTTTTTGGGGATGTTCACCTTTTCAGGTGTGGAAATATAAATATCTCCATTTCCATCAAAGTCTTACAAAGGTAATACTTTTTTTCAATTAAAGGTCCATATCGTCAATATTTTTTTTAATTTGTCTCTCTATTGACCACCAACCATAAATTCCAACAACAATTACTGTTGCCATTAATCCGAATAATATTATATCAACTATCATTGTAAAACTATTTCTGCAAGTTTATGAAGATACTCACCTGACTTCTCTTCAGTTATTTCATCGATAGAAAAATAACCACATTCGGTATGTTCTTCTCCATCAATAGCATTAACTAAATCAGGATGAATTGGACTATCAACTTTTAATAAATACACGTACATTAAACCTTTAATTTTTTTACCATCTCTGGTGTGTCGAGGTATCATACCAACAAAAGTTAACTCTTGGTCTTGGATGTCAACCGCAGTTTCTTCAAAGAATTCTCTCTTTGCTCCCTCTTGAGTTGTCTCACCTTCTTCGAGTTTACCTCCTGGTATTGACCACATTCCTGGGAATGAACCTAAGTTATTTCTCTTACAAAGTAAGATTTTATCTCCACATTTTACGATGACCCCTGTGTATCTTTTTGTATCCATAGTATTTATCAGTTATGAAAGTTAAAGTTAACAATAATATTTTTAAAATCAAAACACTTATTGATGAAAAGTCCCAACAAATTGGGATGATGAATAAAAAATTCGATAAGTCTTTTAATGGACTACTTTTTTTAATGGGCGGTAAGAAACAATGTTTTTGGATGAAGAATTGTATTATCCCTCTTGATATCATTATGATTAAGAATAACGTTATTGTTAATATCCACTCAAATTGTCCACCATGTGATGATAAAGATTGTCCATCTTATTGTGGTATGGGAAATATAGTTTTGGAATTGAAAGGTGGAGCTTGTGAAAGACTTAATATTCAACCAGGTGATACCGTTGAATACCTATTTTGATTCTTGAATCTTCTCTTTTAATTTGTCTTCAAATTCTTTGGCAATCATCTTCACAAATTTAACATAAGGATGGTCTTCTTTATCTGGGTCATAACGATACGTTCCTTGAGGTGGTCTTACTCCTCTACCTAAATAACTTAATCCTCCTATGTTTGTAATACATTTGTGACCTCCTGAATTGGCTTGAATCAAATCCCAAGCGTTTACCAAAATAGTATCTAACATATTCTTTTCTTTATCCGTTAAATCTTTAAATGATTTTTCCATCATTTCTCTAATCTTTCCTAAAGCCTCTCCTCCCATAGGAATACCAATAAATTTGCCACCATAGATAGCATCAAAGTCTTCGAATGTAAACCCGATACTTTCAGGTCCAACACTTGTCTCACTAACCCATTTGATTGTTGATAAAGGAATCTTCTTCTCTTTAAGTTGTGTCTCCCATCTACCCAATACTTCTTGAGCAATCTCACCTAAGTTAACTCCTTTGAGTTCTCTGTCCTTTTTAAAGGGATTACAAGACGCTTGTACCAATCCCATAGGCCAAGACATAATTAAAAAGTCAGCCTCAGGATTGTTCTTAAATGGGGTATAACGGTCATACGAACCTGGCTTAAACATTGAACCTCCACCATACTGTGATATAATATTATCCTCAACCTTTGGAACTCCTTCCATTGATTTCATATAGTTCTGAGCATTTTGTTGTAGTTCTTCAGGGTTTGCAGAATTAGTTCTTTTCATCCAATCCTTAATTTTATTTAAGATTGAAAGTAATGATGGCTCACAGTCCATAACTAATCTTTCTAAAAATCCTGGTTTGTTTTTAAATGCAAGTACAAGTTTATTAATAACAAACCCTAATAACATTTTGTTTTTTTGAAGTGGTTTCTCCTTGTCAAATCTATACAGATAATTAACAACGTCTTCAGGTGTAATGTCCTGACGGGCAAAATCTGCTGAGTCCACAGTACTAATTAAAAGAATGTCAGCATTTGGAAATAAATCTCTTGGAGAAACTATTTGAGAAATTGTTTCAACATTTGAACGAGCTTGTCTGAATGATTTGGATGTATCTTTATCTGCACCAACTTGTCTGTCATGGTGGTCTGTGTGTATCTTAAACATTGGTTTACCATGAGCAAAATCAACTAAAACTGGCATCACATCTCCCTTGGCATCGTTCTTTTTAACGGCAAATTCTTTATCACCATATTGAATAGTATGAGAACCAACAACGTCAATTCCATTGTTCTCAAGATATTTCTTCATAGCAATAGCCGTAGTAACACCATCTAAGTCTTGGTGAAAATAAATTTCGGCCTTGGGATATCTTTTCCTCAAAGCCGAAATATCTCTTATACCCGTCTCTTTTATTAACTTTTTATGCACGATTCACAAACATTTCTAATTTTCCACTGTCGTTTACGTATAGTTCAACACCTTGAAAATATTTTCCTTTGTCAACTGGTGATATACTACCCATCATAATGTTATCTCCCTTTTTCATTTCAATAATTGATGTTGGTCCAAGTCGTGTACCAACTGAAATAACTTTACCGCCAGTTTTTGGTGTTCCTTTTACTTGATATACCTTATAATTTCTAGTTTTTGTATCAGGGAATTCAGATTTTGCCTTCCCTATTGAACCTTTAACCATTGCGGATTGTTCTGTAATTAATTTTCCGATTATTTTGGTTAAATCAGACTCAGTTAATCTTATTATTTTTTTTCCCATATTAGTATTTTAAAGTTAGTAAGTATTTCGATTGATTTATTAAACCTAACATTTCATCTCTAATGTTTAATAGGTCAGTGTCGTATCTTCCATCTAATTGGTCAGTCATTCCAACTAAAAATTCTGTTATACCATCCATAAAATTTTGAATACTCAGTGATGAAATGTCTTGAAACATTAAACCAAATTCAGGGTCAAACTCAGGTCTACCATACTTACCCATCATAGTTTCGGTGAACGTATCAATAAGGTCTCCTAATCCATCATAAATTTGTCCGTAAGTTCTGTGTTTAGCATCACCAAAAGTTTGCCAGTGTAAAAACTTCCATTGAAGTTGGATTTGTACTAATTTTTTAATTAATTCTTCTTTCATATATTTTTTTTAAATTGCTGCTAAAGCGGCTTTACCCAATTGATTACTAAAAATACTTCCAAATAGTCCACTTATTGGGTTATCGTTTTTATTCGATGTTGATTGTGTTGATGGTTGAGGTGACTTGTTGGATGAATCATCACTTGATTCACTATCATTATAATTTTGTGCAATATAATCACTAGTTTTAGGGTCATCGGCAATTTTTTTTCTAAACTCAGCGTCATTAGATAATTTTTCTTCAAACGTAGTTAATGAAGGAATTCCAAAATAAGCTAACAAATTATTAGCAGCAATAAATTTTCTAAACGCAGCTCTTCTATCTCCCCCAGCTTGAACGTTTAACCACCATCTTTTTATTCCTGCCTCGGGTACAACACCATTTTTAATATAGTAATTTGTTAATCTTTGTCCTTGAAAATAATCTTTAAGTCCTCTACCAAATTTACCTCCTGCCATAACTTCTTTCGCACCGGCACCAATTCCACTTATAGCACTTCCACCACTAATCTCTTTCAACCCTGATTTTAATTTATTACCTAAATTTGAATTCACTTTTGTAATACCTTGAACTGTTTTTTCAACAGCGGGTGCTTTTACATATTTTCTTAATTTAGCAAATTTAGCAGCCGCTTCAGGATTTTTGGCTAAGTATTGAGTTAATTTTACACCTCCCTGTTTCATAGCAATAACCCCTTCTCTACTTCCTTTAAATAATCTGATAATTGGCGCTGCAATCCAATTTCCTACACCAGGTATTAAACCAATTAACATTATTGCCGCATATAGTTTTTCACCCTTAAAAAGATAATAACAAATTAATGCTATGTCCGCTATTCCTCCGATAACAGGTATAAATCCAGCAGCCATTAATACATTCTCAATACTTAACAACGACTCATTGAGTACTTGTTGTTCCTTGATTAAACTTAATTGTTTTTTGTTTACAATGATATCAGCCATGTTTTATTTAATAATATCCTATAAATATCCTGTAAATAAAAAAAAGGGTCATATGACCCTTTTATTATAAATCTAATTTGGTTTGTTTCTTTTTATCAATAAAATGTTGAACTCTGTCTTTCGCCACCTTAGAATAATTCTCGCTCAATTCAATTCCTATCCACCTACGTCCACCAATCTCAGCAGCGCAAATACTTGTACCAGAACCTGTAAATGGGTCAAGAACAATATCGTTCCTGTATGTTAGAATTTTAATGGCCTTCATTGGAATATCCATTGAGAATGTTGCCTTAGTCATTTGTTTTGTATCGGCAAAGTAATCCCACTGTCCGTATACCAACTCCATAAATTCTTTCTTATGTTCATCTTGATATACAGTTTTCTTTTTTTTTGTTCCATCCTCCTGTCCAATATCCATAACCTCACCAACCCACTCAGGTTCTCCTTTAATCTTCTTTATATGAGTCTTTTTATATGCTAACAACACACATTCTTTTGGGTTATAAATGTAAGGTGCTGATGGTGACATCCAAGAACCCCACGCAGTGGTCTTACTTCTATGTGGTGAATCTTCTTCCAAATCCACAATACCATAAAACTTGTAACCAATACTCTTCATAACTTGCCAAATTTCAGATACCATCAGTATTCTTCCACCTTTGTCTTGTCTGTTAATTTCATAAGGAATGTTTAAAGCAATTCTACCATCATCTTTTAATACTCTATAAGCTTCTCTCAACCAACTAGCACTGAACAATTTATACTGTTCAAATTCTATATCATCGTTGAATGAGTCGTAAGCAATTCCAACACCATAAGGTGGTGATGTTACAATTAAATCCACAGAAGATTCAGGCATTTTTGCCATTACTTCAATACAATCCCCATTAATAACTTTCCCTACGTAATCTTCTATCATAACTTTCCCTCTTGTTTTAATTGTTCTCTAATTTTAGTTGCCGATATCTCACTTACTTCTGTTGGTGGTATATGTTCAATGATATCATAACCAACTCCTCTACCAAAGTTTACTGATTCGATATCAGGGATTTTGATAATTTCAACTCTTTTTTCACTAATTAAATCCAACAATTCAAAAACTATATTTGAATGGACTTGTTCAGTTGTAAAGGGATTTTTTTCATCAGGTTTTACGTCTCTAATACAAATTAGAACATTTTTACCTTCCTTTAACCTTTGGTCGATTAACCATCTATGACCAGAATGCCACGGTTGCCATCTTCCGATAAACATTGAATATTGTTTACCTGAACTATTCTTTAGTTTCGGGTCTCCCTCAACGTGAATTTTTTGCATAATCTAAAACTTTTTTTGTTGATTCCTCAATACTTTCATTTGTTGTATCAATATCTAAATAATTTTCAGTTGGTTGTCCATATTCTTTTACAAAGAAATCTTCTCGTCCCCTTGTTTCAGAAGTGTGAACATAAACCTCAACTAAGTTGTTCCCCATCTTTTCTTTAAACTTATCTCTTTGGTCTTTGTATGGAGAAACTAAAGATACCAAAACATCTTTACCCTTGTTTGTAAGGTACTGAGCTATTTGTTGAGCAAGTTCAATATTTTTTCTTCTACCACTTTCTGAATAATCTTTATTATCAAACAAATCTCTCAAATCATCACCATCAATATGAAAAATTCTATAGTCTTTGAGTTCTAAGATTTCTTTACAAATAGTTGTTTTACCTGAGCCAGGTTGTCCTGTTAACCAATATATCATTTCTCTAGATTTTTAATTTTTCTATCCAAATAGAATGCCGCTTTTTTCAAATCTTCAAGTTCTTTGGTATCATCTTTCTTACCCGCTCTTGCAACATATTTAACTACGTTGAAAAGATACGCATCGAAATCTAATCCCCACGCTTCACAGACTTTTATTACTTCATATGGATTGTCAGCTCCCCCATAGTGAGCAGGTCCATTTACCATTTCTTTACTCATTACTTTTATATTTTATAAGAATCTTTGTCATAGTGATTTAAATTAAAGATTTCTACGTTATTTGAGTACACCATTTCTGCTGATTCATCATCATAAAATTCTCTCCAATCTTTATCATCAAAGATATTATCGTTTATTTTAATCTCAACTTGTTTTTTCAATTCACCTGACTGATAGTATTCACTATTAATTATAAATGGTATCTTACTGTAATCCTCATACAAGTTTTCCATTCTAATAAAAAAATCAGGTGTCCTGCGAAACTTTATTATTGGTTTTTTTTCCCCAAATCGTGTGAAATATCTATAATCTAAAAATCTTTTAAATTTCTCTTTATAATTCTCAACTAATTTATTCATTCTAAACATTGATACTTCAAGAGAATACGGATTTCTAATTGATGATATAAAGTCATATTTTTCACTCCCGTCAAAAAAATCACAATAATGAGCTGCATCTAACTTTTCATCATATAATTCTTTCTTACCATCGTAATGAACATAGTGTTTGAAATCATAATGCTTCAAAATTGATACCATATGATTACTTCCTGTTCTAGCAATTAACCACACAAAAGAATTGTTTTTTTCAGAAATCGTGCTATAAACTTTGTTATGACTCACAATTACTTAGATTTTTTTTCAGGTTTACTACCTTTCTTGTAAAGTTTCTTCTCAACTTGTTCAGTTGGTTGGTCACTTGATTGTTCTGTTACTTCTTCAGCAACTTTTTTACCTCTTGATAATTTCCATTCTGTTTTGGAAACATACTGCCAGCTTAATCCGACCATGTTCATTGCGGTTTTGTCATCAACTCTTTTGATGTCACCTACTTGTACGTCTTTAGACGCTCTGATTGATTTGAT